AACATCGGCTTTGATATTGGAGCTTTCCAAGATGTTTGCCTGGAACGATTACCTGGTTTCCCGGACTACGATTACCTGCTATGGATTACCGATGATACAGTTCCTATGACTTTAAACTTTATCACTCCTTTCATAGAACAGATACAGCAATCCGGAGTAGGTATTTCATGTATGCAAATTTCTAAATCAGTAACGCCCCACGTTCGTACTACTGGGTTCTGTATAGCTAAGTCGACAGCTAACAGATTACAGTTCCCGGCTGATCCCGTAAGCACTAAAGCGCATTGTTACCACTTCGAGCATAGAGGCGGTAAACAGATACTAACTAACCAGGTACGGGAAATAGGGTTATCATGCGAGATGGTTGCGCCTCCTACTGTATCACCTCTATGGGACACTGGTTACTGGAAGCGAATGGACAGGCAGACCGAACACGATAGATTATTCAACCCTGATAAAGTGTCGGGTGATAAAGTAACTTTTATTTGTACTATCTTTAATTCTTACCCGCAAATAATATCTTCATTGTTACTTCAGACACATAAGAACTGGGAATTATATTTAATCCATGACGGGCCTGCACCTGACTCTGTAAAGAGTTTAATACCTTCAGATGATAGGATAAAGTTTATTGAATCAGTAGAAAGGAAAGGTAATTGGGGGCATCATTTAAGACAGTGGGCGCTGCATGATTTTAAACTTGGTGATTACGTAGTTATTGGCAATGCTGACAACTATCTAACACCTGTTTATACTGAGTATATGTTACGGGGGTTTGCTAAGTCCCATACAGCAGTAGCCGTATATTGTGATACTATGGTTCATTCGTATAAAGCATGGCAGGTTATCCCGGTAAGTTTCAAACGTGGTTTTATTGATTGCGCTGGGGTAATGGTGAAAAGCGAAGTGGCTCGTGAGGTTGGATGGAATGATACTGAAAATCATTCTTCGGATTGGACTTACTTTTCAGAGATAGCGGCAAAGTATTCGCCAAAAAACTTTATCCCGGTTAAGGGATGTTTGTTAGTACATAATTAAATTCTATGGCATACGAGTACAGGGTATTGGATTATGAAGATTTTGAAAAGATGTTACCTGATAAGGAAAGGGGTAGGGGATTTGAAAACGTATTAACACTTCTTAGTAAAGATGGGTGGGAGTTGGTTACTAAAGATGCTCATGGTAATTATTATTTTAAAAAGGAAGTCGTATCAACTAAATGTGGACTTCTTATTAAGCCACAATAAAAAGTAACTAATGATAGAAACCGAACAACTAATAAAAAACAAAGACTTTAAGCAAGTAACTGAATGCCGTTGCTGCGGATCAGATAGACTAACGAAGTATTTGGATCTTGGATTCTTACCGCTATCGAATAACCTTGCAGCGAGTACAATAGCCTCGTTCAATAAAGAGAAGTTCCCGTTACAGGTTTTGTTTTGCGAAGAGTGCGCATTGTCTCAATTATCTATCGTAGTGGATCCTTCAGTAATGTTCGGGCATTACGTTTATCGCTCATCTATCAGTAAAACTTATACAAACCATTGTCGGGAAATGGCTATTGAGCTAAAGTCAAGACTAACGAAAGATTCATTCATGATTGACGTTGGTTCTAATGACGGCACGTTACTACGAGAGTTTAAAGAAGAAATAGGGTTGAAGATAATGGGTATTGATCCTGCTGAAAACCTTGCAGCTATTTGCGATGCTGCCGGTATTCCAAATATGACTTACTTCTGGGGGTTAGGTACTGCCAGAAAGATCGTTAATACTTTCGGCTATGCTGACCTAATTACTGCTACAAATGTTTTTGCTCATTGTGATAATGTAAAGGAATTTATTATTGCAGCTAAACACGCATTGAAAGATAACGGGATATTAGTTTTGGAGTTTCCGTACCTGATTGACTTTATAGAGAACAATGAATTTGATACGATCTACTTCGAGCATCTTAGTTACTTCTCTATTGCTCCTTTAGCAAGACTGTGTTACGAGTGCGATATGAATGTAATGTCAGTATCGAAGCAAGATATTCATGGAGGGACGGTTAGGGTAACTATTGGAACTGGGGTTATTGATAAGTCAGTGTTTGATTTCATGGAGCAGGAGAAAGAATACGCTACATCTGCGAAGTATATGGATTGGTCAACGAAGGTTAATCATACTGTAAACGAATTGAAGTATTACTTATCTAAACTTAAATATGAAGGTAAAAAGATAGCTGCATTCGCTGCTTCGGCAAAGGGCAATACGTTACTAAATTGCGCTAACATTACGGTAGGAACAATAAACTACATAGTTGACCAGACACCGGAAAAGATAGGTCGATATTCACCCGGCACAGGCATCCCGATTGTAAGCATGGATGATTTGATAAGAACGCCGCCCGATTATTTGTTGATATTATCGTGGAACTTTAAGGATGAGATAATTTATAAATGCAGGCAGGCGGGTTACGAAGGGATGTTTATTATCCCGATACCAGAATTTGAAATAGTAGTATGACAACCCCTAAACCCTTCCAAATACGAATGGATGAACTACATCCAGGTCAGCAAAAAGTTATCAGAGAAAAAAGAAGATTCAATACACTGAAATGCGGTAGACGCTGGGGTAAAACTAAATTATCCGAGGAGTTATTACTATCACCTGAAGATAAAACTAACGGGGCTTTAAATGGTTTTCCAGTTGCATACTTTGCACCAACGTATAAGATGCTAATGGACGTATGGCGGGCCACAAATAACATAGTTTACGGAATTACTAAAACAAAATCAGAGACTGAGAAACGAATAGAACTGATTTCAGGAGGTGTTATTGATTTCTGGAGCCTTGAAGATCCAAACTCAATACGAGGCCGGAAATATAAACGGGTAGTATTGGACGAGGTTGAAGTTGCTCGTAATCTTAAAGAAGGATGGCAGAATGTTATACGACCTACACTAACTGATATGAAAGGCGATGCCTGGTTCTTATCTACTCCCCGTTTTGGTTCAACTTACTTTAAGCAACTTGCAAAGCAGAACGACCCAGAGTGGATGAATTGGGTTTTTACAACTTACGATAACCCATTCCTGGATCCTGCCGAAATAGATTCTGCAAGAGCGCAGTTAGATGAATCAACTTTCAGGTGTGAATTCCTGGCTGAAGATGTTACACTGGCAGTAAATAAGTTTATTTACAATTTCGATAGAAGTAAGCACGTTGTTAAGGGGTTACAAGCATTACCACATCTTCCGATGATACTTTCATTTGACTTTAACGTAGAGCCTATAACCTGTATGGCTGGGCAATGCGATGGACTGACTAAGGTTAGAATATTGGATGAATATCGCTTAATGAATAGTGATATTTACGAACTATGTAAACGGATCCTATCTGATTACCCAAATCAGCAGTTACTTGTCACAGGTGATGCTTCCGGCCAGGCAAGAACAGCATTAAAAAGGGACTTGAATTACTACAAGGTTATAAAGGAAGTATTAAAGTTGGGCATTGGTCAGTTTAAATTACCGCAAGCTAACCCAAGAATAAATAATACAAGAGTGCTTTGCAATTCGTTACTTGGCCGTCATACAGATTATCTTTTTTCAGATCGGGTTCCTTATCTTATCTTAGATATTGAGGAGACTGAAGTTGATGGCAATGGCGACATAGATGATACGAAAGATAAACATCAAGGTCACTTACTGGCAGCGTGGAGATATTTTAACTGGACGTTTTTACATAAGTTTTTAGATTTGAAAATATATGACAGCCCCGACCTACAAAGCAACGGAAATACTTGAGATGTGTACCAGCTTGAAATTAGAATACGATACCTTTAAAGTGTTAGTTGATTTAATCGAAGATGAACTTTATCTTTATAGTGACGAAGATTTAATAATTTTGATGCAGGCGAGTGTGGTAATGTTTAGTAGAAGTATGTTGAAATTAAGTTTAAATAATATGAGATGAGTGATGGTTGTACCGTTACGAGCAAGATTGTAGCAGTTATATTTATTAGCCCGTATATGGTTAAGAAATACGGATATTCGGTTGCATTATCAAAAGTATTAGCAAGAAAAAAATATAAATATCTTTATAAATGTGGAAGCTAACATCTGACGGCGATAAACGAACTTACACAAACTCGGCAACTGGTAGCCAATCTACGCAGACGTTAGTTTATAAGGATAAGGACGGCAATAAATGGTACAGCTTCGACGATCTTACAGCAATGCCATATACCAGAAACTTCGCAGCTACTAAAATTACTTCGTTATATGCTTTAGGATTGAGTAAAGATGATTTGACAGCTCATATCTCAGGGTTAAAAACAATTCTTAAATCTACTGATGCTGACCGATACGAGAAAGCCTATGCAAATGTTTTAGACTTCGAGAATAAAGCTAACAACGCAACGGATGCGATAAAGCAAATGTCATCTTTAGTCTGTGTCTATTTTACCATGAACGATGAGCCAATAGATTCTTTTGATAATAATTTACAGATAAAAAAAATGAGTTTATTGGAGGCCGACATCGAGATGCATGGTTTTTTTTTGAAACATCAGATCGGTATCACAGAACGGTATTCCAGGTTCTTAGAACAGCTTTCCCGAATTGCTTCTCAAGTGTAGAGCGAAAACATGGTTCGTTCTCAAGTGAGTTACAGAAAGCGGCAGATTCGGAAAGATCAATGCAGTTAATGATGCGAAGTATAACAAACGGGGTTATATCAGAACGGGATAGGTTATTTCAATATACTACCGGAGAGTATTACCAGGAGTTATCGTTGTTCATTCAAGAAGTGGAGCAAAAAAATGAGGATTATAAGAAGTTAAAGAAGCAATCCAGTTAATAGTTTACGTATAGCTTTATCAATCTTAATAGCTTTCGATATAGGTACTCTGTATGCAAGCACTTTAGTTGGCGGTAGTTTAGGGCGGCCCGAACCTGGACGGGAGCCGCCTCGTTTTAGTTGTTTTTCCATTAATACTTTGTTGCTACGTTTACTGCTTTATAAGCCTGATCTTCTGTTGCATCTTTAGACGAAACCAAGTCAACTATTTTTTCTATAATATCAAATTGATCAGATACTGCTTTTTTATAATCCTCTTCAAATAAATTTTTAGAGTATCTGCTTAAGTTTTTGAATATTGGATCACGTTTCTCTTTATCCATACTCTTTACAACTTGAGTAGCTTTTTTAAGTTCGATTTTCAATTCTTTTAAAGTTGCCATGATGTTTACGATTTAGGATGTAAATATAGCCCTTACTTTGATACTTGTTTACATTTACCTAAAAAAGTTATTAACATTCTGCAATTATCGAAAAACTACTATCTTTGCCTAACGATTAGAGACAACTGGGGAGTTCTTTTTAATCGCTATGGCTGACGAAATACAACGGACGATCTACAAACTCGAAATTGATGATTCTGGTTATATCAGAGGCATTGATTCGCTTTCAGCATCTACACAAAGATTCGCACAAGTACAGGATCAGGTTAATAAGAAACTCGCAGAAGCAAGACTGGCATTACGGGCAGCTTCGGATGCGGTAGTACGTCAACAGCAAGAGCTTGATAATGCAAACCGGGGAGCAAACACCGGTGTAATTAAAGCCAGGCAGGATGCCTTAAAGGCTGCCCAAACTGAACAGGCCAGATTAACCGAACTGGTTAAGCAAACCGAGATTGAATACGATAAGGCGACTAAAGCTGCTACTGATTTTGCTAATACTACTGCCAGGGCTGGTTCTCTGACGCAAGGCGGGCGTGTTCCTGTTCCACCCGTAGTACAGCAACCAGTACAGCAGATCATCCCGCCAGTAGCTTTACAAGACTTTAACCTAAGTGATGCCGCATCAGCTTCAGCAGCCGAATTTGAGCAACTACGGGGAGCTATTGCAGCTGCAGAACTGGCATTGGAAGGAATGAACCAGGAATCTGAAGAGTTTAAGGCGTTGGCTCCGGCGGTTGATGCCGGTAAAAAAGCCCTTGCAGATTACGACGCAGCGGCAGAGAAAGCCGGGGGATCTACCTTATCCCTTCGCTCCCAGATTAGGCAGGGCCGGGAAGAATTGGTTAAACTTGAAGCACAGGGTAAAGGGAACACTAAACAATACTTTGAACTTGAAAAGAATGTAGCCCGGCTAACCGATGCTTTCGGGGATCAGCAACAGCGGATTAAAATACTTGCTTCAGATACGAAGGCTTTAGACTTCGGTAAAGGTGCAATTACGGCAGCAACTGCTGCGTTTTCAGCTTATACTTCAGTTTCGATATTAGCCGGAGAGCAGTCCGAAGAAATGCAAAAGAAAACTTTGCAACTATTCGCAGCAATGCAGTTGCTTCAATCGTTGGAGCAGTTGTCGAACCTTACTCGTAGGGAAGGGGTTCTGGCTACATTAGCACAATCGGGGGCGCAGGCTGCTTATACGGCTGTGGTTGGGACTTCAACGGTTGCAATGGGTAGGTTTAAATTAGCATTGGCAGGAACTGGAATTGGTGTTGCAATAGCCGCTATAACAGCTTTAGTAATTGCGTATCAAAAACTCGGTGAAGCAAGTAAAGAAGTAGCGGCAGAACAAAAAGCAGTTACCGAAATAGGGCAGGCGGCGGCAAGTTCATTTGCTGCTGAGGTAGTTCATTTGGATTTAGTGAAAACCAAACTGAACGATCTTTCTATTTCGCAGAAACAAAGAATTGCATTAGCAAAAGAATATAACAAAACTGCCGAAGAGGCTAATAAGATTGACTTAAAGCAGATTGATAATATTGCGCTGATTAATAAAGCTATTGATTCGCAGATTGCTAAAATAAAAGAACGGGCTTTGGCAAGAGCGGCCGAAACTGTTATAGCAGAAAAAGCTGAAGCAGTATTTAGGATTCAGGCAGAGATTGATGCAAAAAGTCCCGTGTTAGATGTTAATCAAAGGGCTGCTACATCAAGGCTTCAAGCTGAACAGCAAACTTTGGATGCCAGGGTGGCTTCAATAGTAGCTAACCAGGCAAAAATAAAAGGTATTAAACCAGTCTCATCTGCTGAAATACTTGCATTATCTGGTTTAAGTGATGAACAGATAGCCGCCGGTGCTGCCAATAGTGATAAATTAAAATTATTACAGGATAAAACTGCTGCCAATGAACTTCGTTCTATAAATCTAAGAAAACAACAAATAGCTTCCCAGAATGTAGGTATAAATGCTGATTTGCGTGGTTTATTTGATAGCCTTGATACGGCGCAGGATGCTTTAAATAACGCATTGAAATTTGGAGTTGATTTCATAACCGTTGAATCTTTATTTAAAGAAGGCGGATCAAAGATTGAAAATGTTTTTATTCAAGAGCGTGATAAATTACTTGCTAAAATTGCTGAGTTAAGGCGTTCTGAAGAAACAGGAGTAAAGGCTATCAATGATCAGTTTGCAGCTAAATTAGTAGTTGAACAAAATCGTATAGCTGGGTTACTAAAGGAGCAGAAAGTAACGCAACCGCAAGCTGAAGTACTTGTTAAATTATCCGTAGCCGCAAACCAAATAGAACTTGATAAAGCACTTGCCGACTTCAATAAAAAAGTATTAGACGCAAGAGAAAAACTGAACGATGATCTTCGCAAACTACAAGATGCGCAAACTGAAGAAACTTTAAACCTTATTCAGGATGAGTTCGAAAGGCGAAGAGCATTAATTGATTTCAATGAGAAACAAGAGCTGGCAGATGCGGCAGAACGAAACGAAGATAGGTTGGCTGCTTTGGATCTTGATCGTTTATTACTTGGTGAAGAGGCTTACCAGAACGCAAAGAATATTATCATCACTACTGGGGAGCAAGAGGCAAATAATATCTTAGCAAGGTTTGCAGCATTAAGACAAGATTTAGCCGCAGATACTTTCAGGAGTTTACTTGATTCAATTGGCGCAGGACTTCAAACTGGTTTAATATTCCGGGATGAAAACTTGGCTCAGGAAATAAGGGATGCCTCAAATCGTTTCTTACAAGGTAAGATCACCTACGAGCAATTTCAAAAAGAACTTACCGCAATCCAAAGACGTGAAGAAGGTATTCGCAGGGATGCAACGTTATCAAATCAGCGTTCTGAATTAGCCGAACTGGAAAGCCATATTGCAACGATAGTTGATACTACAACCGAAGAGTATAAAACATTAACCAAACTTAGAGATGATTTACGGGCGAAGATAGCACAGGGAGAAAAAGAGGATGCAATTAAAGACGCTGAAGATACCAATACAGACACAAATACCCAGAAAGTTGAAACCTTAAACGATTATGTTGTTGCCGTTGGTGATCTTGCTAACTCAGTAATCCAATTCTGGCAAGCCGCTAACGAAGCTGAATCAGCGGCTTTGGATAGATCAATTGCATTGCAAGAAAAAAGAGTTACGGCAGCGCAACGGATTGCAGAACGTGGTAATGCCCAATATTTGAAAGCTGAAGAGGATCGCTTAAAAGAACTTACAATTAAAAGAGAGAATGCAGCCCGTAGGGAATTAGCTATTAATGCAGCTTTACAGGCTTCGCAATTATTGGTTGGTATTACAGGAGCAATTAGTAAGATAGCTACGCCTGGTATTGGCATAGCTGAATCAATAGGAGCTTTTGCGGTTATAGTTTCATCACTTGCTGCTGGTTATGGGTTAGTAAAATCATTACAAGGTAGCCAACCAAGATTAGCGAAAGGTGATACCTACGTTAAGCGTGGCAATAATCCTTCAGGCGTAGATACTATTCCTGCTTGGTTAAATGAAGGTGAAGCGGTAATACCAACTGAAACGAACCGGAAGTACCACCCAACTATTAAAGCTATCTATGATGAAAAGATTCCGGCGGAAGATATTAACCAGTTTGTAAAGAATTATCATTCTATAAAGTTGGCTCCGAAAGTAAATTACGATCGTATAAAAGAATCGGCTGAATTGAATGTTACACACGACGGACGGATGTCAGTTGCTTTACAGGAGCAGAATAAATTGATAATTGAAAATAATGATTTGCAACGTCAGACTTTACGGGCTATGAAAACAATGTCGGTTAGTGCTAATATTGATCGTGATGGAGTTTCGGTAATGGTTAATGAATACATTGCTCAAATGAACTTAAATAAAAAGATATGACAGTCGAACAACTCGAAACGTTTAGTAATACTAAACCAGAGCTTCGGTACTTAACTGAAGAGATTATAAAATATTTGGGGGCAAATCCGCCGGGCGGTTCTCCTTCGCCCGGCGGTGGAGCGTATTCGGTTGAAGAAGTTACACTAACTCATACACAAATTTTGGATTTAGCAAACGGTGTAGAGGTTTTACCCGCTCCCGGTTCTGGGAAATTAAATGTTTTCATGGGTGCTGTTTGTTATATGAATACTGTTCCGGGGTCTGGGTACACCTTTGGCGCAAATAGTAAGCCTATTCAGTTTTACTATACACCCGACCTTAATGTGGAAGCCAGTAGTCCTATTCCTACTGGAACGGTATTAAACATAGCAGTTTGGCAGTTTCATCCAAAAATGGCCTTATCAAACATGGTAGGATATGAGGCGTATGTTGACTCGAATAACTTTTACGCTGAAGAATCCGGTGCGCAAGGTTGCGCTAATCAGGCAATTTCCTTGGTTTTATTAGACACAACAATAAGCGGAGGACATGCCGATAATGAACTTTTTATAAAATTATTTTATGTTCAAATGGATGTAGTCCCTTACCCATAAAATGAACGGACGCTTCAAAATATTACTTCGTCGCAGACAAAATCAATTCGAAGGAGTTGATATGAATGTTCAATGTAATCCTTTGACGGGTGCGGCTGAATATGTACCCGGAACTGTTGATAACGTAACCACATTTCGTAATATAGTTCCTGTTGACGGTTGGTATAATTTTACAAACTTCATTGAAGATGCGGAGAAACTTAATCTGACATGGGATAAAGTAAACCAGGGTAATACTACCAACGCACAAACGAATCAAGATGGATCTAATTACGATAAAGGGATTTCATCTGATCTGTTTTTCTTTGATTCAGCATATCATTTCATTTACGATTGGTTAATAACTACCGAATGTCAGATATTAAACGCTATTGAAGTAAAAATAGTTGACTTAATCGCTGGCGGTACTTACCGTTTATTTGAGATAAAGAATGATAATATCGAGTACGCCCCGATAGATGAGCCTTGCCAGTTCAGGATTAAACTAAGGGAGCAGGACGGCACTTGGCATTGCATTCATAAAACTTTTATCTGGGATAACTGGCAGAATTGGTTTAAAGATGATTCGTTTAAGCAGCATCCATGTTTTTTAACCTGCATAGAACCACGCCCCCGGTTGGTTCAGTCTGCACGGATGGGGTTATTGTTATTCGTTCACTCAAACCCGGTAGCTGAAGCAATAGATTTCTTAACAGGGTTTTCAATACACGAACACGCTCGAAGGATATTTAATGCTGATAGATTCGTTGACGCTCCATTGATAAGAACGTATATTGAAAACGTAGCTGGTAAATGTGGGCTATCAATGGACACTATTTTCGATGAAGGTGAAGATTGGGAAAACCTATGTTTGTATTATCCGCAGGCAGGATTTATGCACGAATCAGAGGATGATGCAATTGCTTCACCTTCATTAGCGTTCCACTTTGATAATCGTTGGCTTGTTACTATTCCTGAATTACTTGATAAACTTAAACCTGTCTTTGCTGCTGAATGGTATGTTACTCCAAACAATACAATAGTTTTTAAACATACTAAAGATTTAATTGATCTTGATCCTATTTATGATTTCACTTTAGATTCATCAACTCCTATTTATAATTTACGGTACACTTTTAACGGAACTAAAAAAGCAGCTTACGGAAGGTATCAATACACAGACGATGGATCTGATTTAGCTTCGCAGGAGATGTCAAGTTTGTATTCTGACATTATAGATTACGATGGAGCTGCTAATAACCCAATGCTTGAGGGTGAGAAAACAAAGAATATTGAGTTTGCCCCCACTGGATTCGTGAGAGACGGAAGAGCAAAGGATTATATGGAGTTATTAATTGACGACGGTACATTGGTAGCGAATATTTTGATAGCTGCGATATTTGTAGTTGCGGCAGCTTTAACGCTTGGAGTGATTACTGTTCCGGCTGCTGTTGCTCTTACAGCTTTTATAGTTGCGTGGAAAATTGCACTGAACGCGGAAAATAATGAGCTGCAAGAAAGTTTCCAAAACAACCCTGTCTATGACGGAGCGGTCCGCCTTACTTCTGAACAAACATTAACACCTCGTTTACTTCTTTGGGATGGGACGAGTGAGTTGTCAAGAGCAAAAACAGTAGTTCAGCAGATACCAACTCCAAATACTTACTACAATCCTGATTCGATACCGTATAATGAAAAGAATAAAATTGATCAGGATAACCCTAACTTAAATGTTTATAATTACCCGTTATATTTTGATGGAGATTTTACAGGTAATTTATTTGATCGTTATCATGATGAAATAGATAACCCGCTGAAGAGTTTAGAAACTCATCAGGATGCTAAATGGTCAGTTGATCTTTGTGAAGATATGCTTAACTTATTTGGAGTATTTCAGAATCAATACGCAGTCATTGGTAAGATAGTTAAGCTGGAACAAAGGCAGAATTATAATGTATTTGTAAGACTTGGGAATATAGCAGTTGATTATGATAACAATACAATCAATTTAAGGGGTACAGTAATCAGACGTAGAAGATCGGCAGAAGATGATTTGCTTTGTACTACTTTTGAGATAAATACTGAATGCTTGATTATTAACGGGCATAACATAAAAATAAACGAAGCGGCATGAAAATGAATCCGGGTTCTGGTACGATTTCTAATTACGGCAGTTATGTAAATAATTGCGTTAGTAATCAGTTTCCGTATAAGATCCCCGTTAATTCATTAGACGATGTTCAGCTTTATATTGATATTGGTGGCATTAAACCTTCAGCGGTTCAGTATCAATTAATTCATACTTGCGGAACTTTAGGCGGAACGATTGAAACCGTAACGCCTTCAAACTATGTAGTTGGGCAAGATCCAGATAATTATTGGTTCGGAGTGTTTAAGAACTTCACAGGAGCTTCGCCGACTTGCTTTGTAATTGCAATTACTCTGACTATTGGCGAATCAGACACAATTTATTTTTCTGATGAATACTGTTTAGAACCATGCAGACCGCTAACACTTATTAAAAGTTGTTATGGCAATCTCGATCCTGAAATATCAACCGATTGCCAGGATATTTATTTCGGAGTTCATGCAGGTGAAGATACTGAGATGGGTGATGCTACTGTTTTCTATGAGCATAAAGTCTTACTAAGGGATGTTGAAGTATCGAGATCAGCAATAAAAAATACTTTTAAACAAGGTCGGACAAGAACATTCAGGGTTGAGAAAGAAAAAATATTTCAGTTCTACGGGGAGTTTATCCCGGAATGGTATCTGGACGAAGTTGATGCAATATTCAGCCGGGGTGAGGTTTTTATTGATACAACAACCTACCTTCTTAACGAAACACAGTTTGAGAAGATTGAAGATTGTAAAAAAATCTGGAAACCTTCAGCAACGTTTAAAGAAAGTTGTTTCCAGTCGTTTAGTTGCGAAGTTGATCCGTGCGCTGCTCCTTTACCTACTTGTTGTGATCCATTAGGAATAAGCGCAACAGTTGAGTGGGAAGGGGATGAGATTGAATGTTGTCGCCCTCAAATTATTAGTGCTGAAGCCGAAGGGCCAGGCTCTTAAAATATAAATTATGAATAACGTTACCGTAAATTTTATACCATGTACACCGGCTCCGGCTAATGGCTACAGGCTAACGTGGCGGGTTGCTGGTACTGAAGATGCTTATACAGATGAAGGATTATTTACAAGCAGCCCGATTATATTCACTGATCTTGTTAATCCGGAAGGAACTTGCTATGAAGGATTTCTTCAATCTGATTGTTCAGAAAGTGGTGAATCAGGAACGTTAGTCGGTCAGGCTGTTGCATGGGCTACACCTTGTGACGAAGAAAGCGGCACACCTGTTTACGCATTCTTAGTAAGGGCAGCAGATGGAACAGTTAGTATTTGTGGTCAAATACCTATGCTTGTTTATTCGTCAAGTCCAAGTATAGCTATAGGAACGTTTATATATTTTGATGAGGCGCTTACAATGCCGGTAGGCTCTTATTACTATATTGTAGAAGGTAACCAAGACGAACCTGGAATTATTTATGTAGTTAGTACGTCTGGTGAAATAACGGCTCATTCTGGTATTCTTTGCTCTATGTGAAAAATGATTATTAACTTTACTTTACTACTTATATTTATGTCGCCCCGAAGTGGGCTTACAACTTCAAACGTCGCCGTAGCGGTATGGCTTAATACAGCAAATTATTTAATTCCAAAACATTTTAAATATGCCAGTATTAACAGCAGCGGCCTGCGTCCCTTCGGAAGCATGTCCTGCAACGCCATTCCCTGTAGCGACAGCAAACTGTAGCTGTACCTTATCTACAGGTGGCGTTAATGATCTTTATTTTATCCCCTGCTCTGAAGAGATGACCGAAGTAAATCTCATTGACACAGCATGGTGGCAGGGTTTGGTTGATGGCGATTCGCCTGGTTTCAGTAATCTTGGAAACATCGGCGTTGGTCTTGGATCTATTGGAAAAAAGACTGACCGTAAAGAGCGTGTAAGTTCCTGTAAAGTTGAGCAGCTTGTTTCAACTACATGGGCTTTGAAATACGTTCTGAAATGTTTCGATAAGAGTTCTGAGAAAGTTACTCACGAACAAGTGAACGCTCTTATCAATTCAGCAGGAAACTATTTAGCTATCGCTCGTATGTGCGATGGTGATAATACTGTTCTGCCTATTGGTATCTTCACGGTATCTGATTTCAACTGGATTGTTCCTGATAACTTTGAGGAAGTGCAATCAGTCGAACTTGAACTATCTTGGTTTGAGTTAGGACTTCCAAAAACTTATGATGTAACCGGACTTTCCGCAGTTGTACCTAAAGCCGCTTAATTAATACCCCTGCCGTTGGTGGGGGTTTAATTTATTTTAATGCCTGAATACATAAACGAAGCACAGATAGTTGAAGGATCAAGTCAGTTACCACAAGATGTACTTGATTCAGTAGTTAAGATCATTCAAGAAGGCCGTATGCCAGAATGGTGGATGAGCTACGCAGGCCAGTTAGCCTATAATCTACAAGTACACACTAAAGGATTAATGTTCGATAAGGTTACAGGGCTTTATCCTAACGAGCATCCTGATTCGCAAAGGCATTGTATAAATTCTTACGAAAGTATAACGAAAGGGTCTATCTGGAAAGCGATCAATAATATCATAAGGGTATTTAATAACTCGTCTTACAACATCCAGATTTCAGAAAAGACTAAGAGTATAATCGAGCAGTACCAGGATTCTGAAGGTTCTTTATTTTCTCAGTTCCTGGAAGATTGGATTAAGTATGCGGTTGCCAGTGATCCAAATGGAGTTTGTGTTACTTACCCGTTGGATTATACTGATGACCTTTACAGGTATGTTTGCTATAAAGATTTGATTAAAAAAACTGACGATATATTAGTTTTTAAATCAGAGGTTGAAAGTGAAAAGAAATACGAGTACGACGATACAGAATATGGTAAAGAGGTGTTTCTTGATTACGAGTATGCAAAAGAAGGTCAGCCAAATGTCAGGCATACAACTACCCGGACATTTAACAGGCGGTTGAAAGTAACTTACATCAATACTGTTTACCACGTTTTTACTAAAGAATATTTCATTCGTTTCTATAAAGACAGGCCGGGTGATACAGAGTTTAAATACGACTACTATAAACATCCTAAAGAGTTAGAAACGTTACCATACTTTGAAAACGGCGGAGTTGAAATTGAGAATGATCTTTACGAATCGTTTGTTCAGCCTTTTGTCCCTTTTGGCAACCTTGCTTTAATGTCACACCGTAATCATAGGGCGGTTGATTTGATGTTTAGCTACCCTAAGATGAGCGAAGTTCAACAACCGTGTGATACTTGTAATACTACTGGAAAAGAAAGCTGTGCTGATTACACAGGAGTATGTAGAACTTGCAAAGGAAGTAAATACATAACTATCCAAAGCCCTTACAAAACATACCGCAAGGTTCAGGATTCTTTCGATGCGGATAATAAAGTGTTCAGTACGCCATCGGTTGAATATTACTCACCTGATACAGGGATCTTAAATTATTCTAAAGATCAATGGAAAAATTATTTAGCAGATGCTGAAATGGCCGTATTCATTCAACAGAAAACAGAAACAGGTAATACTGAAGCTGCAAAATCTAAAGAGCTTGATAGGGAAGAGTTGTACGCATGGCTTTCAAATATATCTAAGGTGTTTTACAACAATCTTCAGATGTTTTTACAGTATATGGAGAACTATATTAACCCGAATCCAATGTCGGTTAGTGTTATTCAACCATATTCGTTTGCTATACTTACCGAATCGGAAGCGTTCGAGGCCCTGAATATAATGCTGGCCTCGTCTGCTCCTGTAATATTAAAGGCTTCGCAGATTGATAATTTTGTAAGTAAATTTATCTCAGAATCATCGCCGGTTAAAAGAGCATTAGAGATTTTAAAGCAGTATGATTTGTTGCTATACTATTCTGATGAAGCAGTTTCGAACTTAAAAGGGAATGCTTTTGTAAGTTCTAAGATGTGTCAGCAACATACGTTAGCTTACCCGGTACTGGTTCAGATGTACGAAATGGATAAGTCGCTGTTCGATTTGGATGACGAAGCGATCATAAAGAAGCTAAGTGTTGAGGTTGATAAATATGATTTAACGAAGGATTTGAAAACATCAATAATAAATCAATAGATTATGCCAAGCGATGACCAACCACGTGACGAATTAGGTAGATTCACTTTCAGTGAAGGTGGTAATGCTACAAATTCTGGTAAAGATGATAGTTCAGGTGCTGCCATTAGAGCAGCAGCAGGAGATGCTAAACCAGTAGTTGCTACTGGTAGAAAAGGAGAGCCAATAAGAGTTGGCGATAAAGCATTAGTAAAAGATGCTACCTCAAGAAAACCATTCGAGGTAGAAATTACAGGATTTGACCCTGTTGCAAATCAAATTCGTGCAAGAAGATTACAGGGCGGCGGCAGTACAATTATATCACCATGGGAAGTGTTAGATAAAAAATAATATGCCTAATCAAATAGACACAGAAAAAGAAAAAGCCCTCAAAGCTATCCAATCCAAGATAACCGGAATGGAGGGTTTGGCTTACGAAGTTTTTATAAAGTCTATTGAAGATATTTTCGACTTCGAAGCTGGTAAATTTGTAATTAATAAATCATTCGTAAAGCAACTTAATAAACTAACTATTCAGGTTTTGGATTTGCTGCAATCAGAACCTAAGTTCACCGGCCCGGTAAGTCAGTTCGTTAAACGCCTTACTCCGGTATCGGAAGCAATAACAGATTTTCAGAAAACAACTAACGATATTAAAGTTCCGGCCTACGAAACTGCAAAGAAGGTTGTAATTGATGAAATAATTGATAAGATGTTAGATAACGGATTGAATCAGGCATTCGTTCAGCCGTTACGTGATATTGTGTATCAGAACGCAACAACTGGAATAAGTTTGAAAGATGCGAAGCTGCAAATAAAAGAGTTTATAAAAGGCGGAGGTGATACTACTGGTAAACTCGGCAGGTATTTAGATCAGACGGCACAGCAGGGAATTGATTCGTATAGCGGATCAATAAACAAAAGGTTACTTGAAACCTTCGATTATGATGCTCTGTTAATGACTGGTTCGTTAATTGATAATTCAAGCCCTCAGTGTAAATATGTGGTTGAAGAGCTTGGCGGTAGAATATCAGAAAGCGATTGGCCTAAAGTAAAAGAGATAGCCGAAAAGAATGGTTTGATTGATGGAACTACTTTTGATAACTTACCGCAGAACCTTTTACACTGGGGTTGCAGACATAGTTTCTATCCTGTAATGAATAAAAAAACTGCATAATGGCAATAGAATGTTTGAATAGTTTAGTTGGCCTAAAGGAACTTTGTACAGCAGATACGGCAACTCCTTACTTCTGGTTGGATGACGCGCAGGGGTTGGATCGTAATGCACTTTCCCAACTTGCAAAAGCATCTAACGGCTCAGGTAAGGCTTTCGGAAACGAGATAATCGAATCAGCAGCTCGTTTCCTTATGACAGATATTGAAACTTTAATTCCGAAAGGTTACAGTGTAAAGACTTCTTTAAACTCATTCTGCAATACCTGTACCTATACAGGTATGACAAGTTCGGCTTCGAATACAGGTGTGATAGTTAAAAATCTATCTACTTCGCCAAACGGTTTGCTTTCTATTGATTCATTAAAAGTAATGATTGCCAGTACTGGAAGTTATACGATAGTACTAAATGATGGTATTGCTCCGAAACAAATACCTTATGACTTCACTGAAGGGACTGAAGTTATAATTACCAACATCAATTTTAAAACTACTGCAAAGTCGGTTAAAATATATTTCTTAGAAGCCGGGGTATTGGTTAATGCTTTGAATTGCCCTACTGCAAAAAGTTGCGGTTGTTCAGGTCGGACCGCCCAGAGCAAGGATATTGAAATAAAAGGGCTATTGAGTAACGGTGAATTTACTACTCAATACGGGTTCGTTCCCTGCGCTTCTGTGGTCTGTTCCTTAGACGGAGTAATTTGCCAGATAGTAAGCAACCAACCACGTTTGTTCGCCCTGGCACTGTTCTACAGAAGCACAGCACGTATATTTCAGGAGGCTGAAGTAACACAGCGGTTAAATTCGTTTGCTTCATTCTCTAAAGAAGAAAAGAAAGCGTTAGCCGATGAGTACATGGCTTTGTATTACGAAAGATTAAACGGCTCTGGAAGTATTAAAGGCATAGCTGATAATATGGGAGCCGCATTAAATAGTTTAAACGATCCATGCGTTGATTGTATAAGGCCGGTAACGGTAGCATGGGCGACATCATGAGTTTTGATATTACCATATTATCAAAGAAGATCCAAGCAATCAAAGAAGCCTTTGAGAATGGCAACTTTGCAGATGCTTTAGTAGGTGCATTGAACACCGGTAACGGATTAATGCAGCAACGGATCTTCACGCAGAATAAAGATACGCAGGGGCAATCGTTTGGGACTTATGTAGGCAAGAAAAGCAAGGTTGGTAAGTTGCCGAAAACATCAAACAGGACACAGGCCAAACGTAATAAAGCTGTAGAAGGTCAGGAGCTAACATACTACCAACGCAAACGAGCATTAAGAGGCCGCCAAACCGCAAAGAAGGATTTGGAGTTGGAAGGATCGTTACGAAGATCAATAGAAACTGTAATTGAAAATGATAAAGCTGCTATCATTAATTTCAGTAACGATGAATCAGCGGCAATAGCACACGGTCAGGAGCAACAGATAACTAATATCAGAAACGGCAGACCTGGTACAACTAAAGGAACAGGGGCAACTAAAATATTTAATCTTGATACTAAAGAACGTGAAGAGGTAACAGAGCAGGGGATTATATTGATAAATGAAATATTAAAACCGAAATGACGTATCAGGAAGTCATATTATCATTAGCGAATAGTTTGTTAGTTCATTTTGACGAAGTGTATCATTCGGCTGAAATAGTGACTACTGATGAAAACGAGAAACTTCCTACTGTAGTCCTTAAAAACGAGTGGATTTCATTAGCCCCAACGGATCAAAAAGAAACTATTTATATCAGGCGTAACAGCGATGACGATGTAATGGAAGAGTTAAGATTAGGTAGTTGCATTAAGTCTTATAAAATGCGTAGTCAATTACGGATAGTTTATTTTGAAGATTACGCAGAGAAGCATAACGAGATCATTGCCCACTTGCTTCAGTCAGTTTTAATAGGAGGTACTAAGCTGGTCAGAATGGTAAGGGATAAATGGAAACTGAAGAAAGATGAGAGTTCGGGTGACTATGTTTTCAAACCAACTACAGCTTATTTTGCTATTGACATATATGTTTTCTGGGAGCTGAAACCAGATAATTGCGAGCAGGACTTTTGCGTTGATATTGAAAACCCGGTTAAAAAATGTTTAGTAACTGTAACAGAATCTTCATAAAATAAAAACTTAATAATCATGGCAGCCCCAGGTAAATGGAAATTATACGAGAAAGCAAACCTTCGTCTTGCTGACGGTACTTTGATATGGATAATGCTTCGTTA